AGGTGATATAGCAAAAGATATAGAAGATGGTTTTGGATATGTAGATGGTAATTACGAGTATGAAGCAGTTAGTATTGATCCAGGTGATGTTTTATTTTTTAATCCTTTATTAATACATAAAAGTGGAGAACTTAAATCAGATAGAACTAGATGGTCATGCCATTATAGATTTAATAATATGAAAGATAAAGATTTTATTGATCGGAATTATCCGCATCCTTATATTTATAAACCAATTAAATTATGATAGATATTTATTATAGAACAACATCACATCGAAATGAAAAAGATAATAGACCACATTGGTTTAGTTTCGAAAAGTCTTGGAATAACCTTTTAAATACTCGGCAAGATAATCCAATTACTATTTTACATGATGGACCAGTAGTAGATGACTATTTTAAATCACTCCCAGAAAATTGTAAACTTGTCGAGATTAATTCTCAAAGTTTATTACCTACTCTTGAGTTAGAATGGGAAGAAAAAAATGAATATTATGATGATCATGATGAGAATGGAAATGTGTATAGAAAAAGAATGGAAAAACCTGATCTAGAAAAAGCATCAGGCGCATTAATGTGGGATTATATTTATAGTAATTTAAATACTCATAATATTATATATATCATCGAAGATGATTATTTACATTTAGCTAATTGGCCTATAATAATAGAAGATATATTTTCTATATATAATGATTTACATTATATATGTTTATATGATCATCCTGATAAATATAGTCCAAGATACAAAGGATTAATGTCACAGATTATATTAGGTAGATATTGTCATTGGAGAACAGTTCCAAGTATTTGTGGAACTTTTGCTGTTAAAGGACAAGTATTATTTGAAGATTTAAATATACATATAGAAAACTTAGGAGATTATAATAAATTTATTAAGTTAAAAGAAAAAAATAGACATTTCATATCTGCTCTTCCTAGTATTGCTACTCACTGTATTGAACCTTTTTTAAGTCCTTATATAAATTGGGAAGGAGTTATAAATGCCTAGTAATAGATTACAAGAAAAATTTGATTATCACGCACAAGATGAAAAAAGTGATATGTGGTATCATTTTAATACCCTAGCAGCAACAGCAAAAAATTCTGATAGTGTTGTTGAGTTAGGAGTTAGAGGAATTGTGTCTACATGGGCGTTGTTATATGGATTAGCTATATCAAATTCTAGATTAATAGATCATATAGACTATAAAAAACTTAGTATAACATCAGTTAAAACTTTAATATCTTATGATATTAATGATCCTTCTGAGTATGGAGGAAATATAGAAGAAGTATACGATATTGCTCAAGAAAATGATGTTAATTTTTCATTTAAAAAAGCAAATACATTAGAAATAGAACTTGACCCATGTCATACTATATTTTTTGATACAGATCATACATATGAACAACTTTCTCAAGAATTAAAATTACATGGTAATAAAGCAAGTAGATATTTAATGTTTCACGATACAACAGAATTAGGAAAACTTATAGTTCCTGCTATTAATGAATTTTTAGAAGAAAATTCTGAATGGACTGTACTTAAAATTGAAAATATGTGTAATGGTTTAGTAGTACTTGCAAAGAGAAGTGTTGAAGAAATAAAACAAGCAGTAAAACATCATTCTACATTGGAAAATAATAAAAAATAAATGATACCTTTTATACAAAATAAAACATTTGATTATACTAAACTTAAATCATATTTAGGTAATGCTCAACAAACAAATCAATGGAGTAATTATGGTAAAGCTGTTAGACTTTTAGAAGAAAGAGCGCGTACTTTATTAGAAATAGCTGATGATAGAGCTGTTATTGCTACTTGTAGTGGAACAGGAGCGCTTCATGCATTAGTTTTTGGTATCAGACATTTTCATCAAAAAGATTTTAGAGTTACAACACAAGATTTTAATTTTCCTTCTGCTTCTTTAGGACCGTGTGGTGGTCCAATAGTAGTAGATTTTGATCAAAATTTAAATATACAAATAAATGATGAATATTTACAAAGTTATGGTAATATAGTAATTGCTACTAATTGTTTTGGACATTTACAAGATTTAAATTATTTAATAGAACAATGTGAAAAAGAAGAAAAAATTCTTATATTTGATAATGCAGCATCACCTTATAGTTTTTATAATAATACTAATAGTTGTAATTTAGGTATCGGATCTATTATTTCACTTCATCACACTAAACCTTTAGGATTTGGTGAAGGTGGTTTAATAATAGTAGATAAAAAATATGAAAAAGAATGTAGAAACGCTATAAATTTTGGTTTTACTGATGGTGCATTTAATGAGAGAAGTGGTAACTATAAGATAAGTGAATTAAATGCAGCAGGTATTTTACAATGGTGGGATCAAATTAATTTTGAAGAAATGATAGAAAATTATCAAAATAATTATTATCAATTAAAATATGATTTAACTACTAATTTAGAGGGGCAAACACTTCCTAATCATTCTGATGATAAATGGTTTCCTATGTTAATGCCTTGGATTCATAAAGAACCTTCTTCATTAGAACAAGCATATTATAAAGATAGAATATGTAGAAAATACTATAAACCTTTAAGGTATAAAGACCCTGCGTATCCTATTAGTAATTATGTTTATGAAAGAATACTTTGTTATCCAATACACGAGAAATTAAATGCAACAAAAACATAAAACAGCTATTATAACAGGAAATTGGGGATTTATAGGTAACCATCTTACTTATAGGCTTTTAAAAGAAGGATGGTTTGTGTACGGAATTGATAAATTTAATTATGTATCTAATAATAACCAGCTATTATATTTTCAAGAAAATTATCCAAATCAATTTAAATTTTTTAATGATAATATAACTACCATAGAGTGGATTCCTGAATGTGATGTTATATTTAATTTAGCTGCCGAAAGTCATGTAGAAAATAGTTTTAAAAAATCTCAAAATTTTGTGTCTTCCAATATTGATGGTGTAAGAAATTTACTAGAACTTATACAATGTACTTTAAGTAGTGCTGATAAACCATTATTTTATCAATTTTCAACAGATGAAGTTTATGGAGATATAGAAAATGGATATTTTAATGAAGAAGATCCACTTAATCCTAGTAATCCATATGCAGCAACTAAAGCAGCAGCTGATTTATTAATAAAATCATGGGCTAGAACTCATGGTTTAGAATATTTAATTGTTAGACCTTCTAATAATTATGGAATATACCAATATCCAGAAAAACTTATTCCAGTTACTGTTAGAAAATTACAACGTAATAAATTAATAAAACTACATAATAGAGGAAAACCTATTAGAACTTGGACCCATGTAGAAGATACAATTAATGCAGTAATGATTTTATTAGAAAAAGCAGATAGAAATAAAATCTATAATATATCATCTGGATTTGAACAAACTAATTTACAAACTGTTCAAAAAATTATTAATTGTTATTTTATGGGAAAATCTAGTGTTAATGTTCCTGATTATGAAAAATACTTAGATTTAACTACAAAAAGACTTGGACAAGATATACGATATGCTATTAATTGTCATCATCTTATACAATATGGATGGCAACCTGAAAAAATATTTAATAATTCAATTAGAGATATTGTAGATTTCTATAAAAAGGAATTTACTTGGTGAGTAGAATTTTTATTACCGGTATTGGAGGTCTTTTAGGAAGTACTTTAGCTGGTCATTTACAAATGCAAGGTGAATATGATATAGCTGGTTGTGATACCTTTATTGGTGGTATAGAGTCAAATGTGCCTGATAATATAGAATTATATAATATTGATATATTAAACTATAATGAGCTAAAAAATATTATGGGAAAAGCAGATGCGGTATTTCATACTGCAGCACTTCCTTATGAGGGACTTAGCGTTTTTAGTCCAAAAATTACAGTAGAAAGTATTGTATCTGGTACAGTAAGTGTAGCTAGTGCTTGTTTACATAATAATGTACGGCTACTTATTAATTGTAGTTCAATGGCTAGATATGGTGCTCAAATTCCACCATTTACAGAAGATATGCCAACAGCTCCAGAAGATCCATATGGTTTAGCTAAGGTACAAGCAGAAGAACATTTAGCATTGTTAAATAAATTACATGGACTAAACTATGTAACCTTAGTTCCACATAATGTAATAGGAGTTGGACAAAGATACTATGATCCTTTTAGAAATGTTCTAGGAATTATGATTAATAGATGTTTACAAGGAAAACCAATAGTAATATATGGAGATGGACAACAAAAAAGAAGTTTTAGTAATGTTGGAGATTGTATACGAGCAGTAAGTACCATGATAAAGTCTCATAGAAATATTTGTGGACAAGTATATAATATAGGACCAGATAATAATGAAATTACTATAAAAGATTTAGCAGGAAAAGTTGGTCATTTTTGTGAAAAATATCCTCAATTTGAATTTTATCCAGATCGTCCTGCAGAAGTAAAAAATGCTTATTGTTCTAGTAATAAAATTATGACTGAATTTAATTATAATATACAAATAGGTCTTGATGATACTATTAAACAAATGATTAAATGGATTAAAAAACATGGAGGAGAAAAGGGGAAAAAGTTTGAGTATCATTTAGATCTTGAATTTATAAAAGAAAATACTCCTAAAACATGGACGGAGAAATTAATATGAGTAATTCATTAGTAATATGGACAGTAAAAATTTTAGAACAAGAAATAAGGCATTTTGAAGAAATATATAAATTAATGCAAACAGATGGGGGTAGATATAATACTACAATATCTGTACTAAAAGAACGATTAGCAAAAATAAAGGAAAAAGATTCGATATGAGTGTAAAAATAATTTGTCCATATATAGATGATAATGAAATTATCAAACATAAATCTTTATATTGGCAACTTCCAATTGTATTTAAAAAAGATTCTGCAGGAATTGGATCAGATATGATGTATCAAAAAATGTGGAATCAATTCCCTAATGATGATATTTTTATTTTACATGCAGATATATTTCCTACAGCAGAAGATAAAAATCATAAATGGTTTAATGACCTTTTAAATTATGTAGATAAATATCCAGAAGCTGGTTTATTTGGGTGTCTTTTATTGTATCCTGCTACTGATAAACCTAATGGAAACCATTACGTTCAAAGTGCCGGTGGTAAATTTACAGATAATAATCCTGATCATATTGGCAGTGGTTTATGTATGGATACTCATGCAAAGTTTAAAGAACAATTAGTAATTGATGAAGGACAATTTGATTGTGTTAGAGAAGTTGCATGGACTACTTTTGGTGGTGTATATATACGACGAGAAGTACTTAAAAAATTAGGAAATTTTCGCCCGAATTTTGAATGGACATATAATCGAGATGTTGATTATTGTTTACAGGCGAGAGAAGCAGGATTTAAAATTTATCAAATTCCTGTAAAACTTATACATCATGAAAGTCGAGATAATAAAAGAATAAGAGCAGGCGATCAAAATAAACTCAAAGCAGAAATGAGAAATTTAGAAACTCTTAAAAATATATGGAAAGATTCTGACCTTTATAAAACTCTTGACGAGAAAATTAATGACTGATAAAGTATATGTTACAAAAGAAAATTTAGAAAATATGATCAATAGCACAATTAGCAAAAAACCTAATAATGTAGGATTATTTACAAGTTGTTTTATAATAATTTGGTTTATAACTTTAGTCCCTTTTATATTTGGATGTCTTTTAATAAGTTTATTTATTTTATTATGCGGAATTCCTTTTTATTACATTGATCAATTATTTATAAGGAGAAAAAATAATGCCGAGACTGACTGAACAATTTGTAGATGCTTGTCTTAAATTATCTGATGCTGAAAAATCAAAATTATCAGATGTGGAGAGACAACTATTTGGACAATCATCTATAAAAATTAAATGCCTATTAAATAATTTATGTAATAAAGATGGAACTCGTTATCTAGAACTTGGAACTTATAGAGGAAGTACTCTTGTTGGTGCTCTTTATGGTAATGCTAAAACAAGTGCAGTAGGTGTAGATAATTTTTCATATGATTTTAGAGAACCAAAAAAGGTTGCACCAGATGATAGTGGATGGCCTAATGTTAAATCTGGATTATATGATATACTTCAAAAATATGAAATTATAGAAAATATTAAAAGTAATCATCTTAAAATTATTGAAGCATCATTTGGAGATGTATCTTGGTCTTCACAACCTAAATTTGATATTATTTATTGTGATATTGAACCTATTACAGAAGAAGTATATGATCATTTCTTTACAAAAGTATTTCATGCTATGAGTCGGCAATGTGTAGTTTTATTTTCTGGATACTCAAGTGAAGAATCTTCAAAATTATTAGAACAAAAGATTGAACAATATTCTGATAGGTTAGTAACAGAATTTAAAAAACAACGAATTTCAAGTGGAAATGCAGATGCATTTGCATATTATAGCGGGTTAGCTATATATGGATTTAGAAAAAAGGCTTTTGCACAAAATGATTAAAAAAAGTGTAATTGGATTAATTAGTTATGATGCTGAATATCTTTCTAAAAGTATAAACCAATATTATGACTATGTTGATGAAATTATTTTAGGAGTAGATAAAGATCGTATAAGTTGGAGTAAAAATTCTTTTAAATTTGATGAAGATAAATTATGGAAAGAACTTCAAAAAATAGATGGTGATAATAAGATATCTATTATAGAAGATGATTTTCATAAAAGTGATATTCCTATTGAAAATGATAATTATGAAAGAAATTTTCTTAAAGAACATTGTGAAAATGATCTTATTATAAGTATTGACGCAGATGAAATTTTATTAAATCATAAAACATTTTTTTATAATTATCTTCCTATTATAGAAAGATATCTTTATAAATATGATGTTTGTATGACTTGGGGTACTCCATATAAAGAAATAGAAGATAAAACATTAGTAATTGCAAATGATGATTTTACTCCTTTTTTCGGAGAAAATCAAGGATTCATAACAACAAAAGATAGTACTTTTGTTTACGCTCGTTGGACAGATAAAAGTCATGCAGGACTTAATAGGTTATTAAGTCCATTAGTAACAATACATTATAGTTTATGTAGAGATAAAGAACCATTACATCAAAAAATTCATAATATTGGGCATTCTAATATAGCTGAAGAAGATCCTTTTTATACATTATGGAATCAGGTTACTTTAGATAACTTTGAAGAATTAAGAAATTTTAAATCATCTGGCTTAGGCGAGGCTCAATGGCCTCGTCTTTATGAAGTAAAAACAGATGAATTATTTAGTTATTATGAACAATTTTGTGATAGGGCATATTAATGATAAACGTAGAAATATTAGGAAAATTTTTTGATAATCATTCATTATCAATTATTAATAGAAATCTTGCTTTAAAATTAAATAAAAGTAAAGATATTAATTTATGTATTACACCACTTGATAGTATTAATACAGATTTTAATCTTAACGTAAATACTATTAAAAAATTAGAAAAAATAGCACTAAATGAAATTAACAATATACATATTCAATTACGACATAGCTATCCTCCTATATGGAATTGGCCTGAAAATAAAGAAACAAAAATAATTTATATACAACCCTGGGAATTTTCTAAAGTTCCTTTTGAATGGCAATATCGTTTTGAAAATTTTGCAGATGCACTATGCGTCCCTTCTAACTATGAGAAACAAATTTTTATAACAGGTGGAATGAATCCTGATAAAATAAATACCATTCCAAATGGATACGATGAAAATATTTTTAATAATGAATCAGTAGAACCATTTCCTGGTGTTAATCCTAAAAAATATAATTTTGTTTTCGTCGGCAATGGACAATGGCGCAAAGGAGTAGATATTTTATTAAATGCTTGGAATGATGCATTTGCTAAATATGATAATTGTGCTATAATTATTAAAGATAATCCTTCTGTTTATGGTATGAATAATCTACTTAATGAAATTGTAAAAATGCAATATAAAACAGGATGTGCTGATATTATTTATATAGATGATAATTTGTCTGAAAAAGAAATGGCAAGTATCTATAAAAATTGCAAATTTATAATTCATCCATATCGCGCAGAAGGATTTGGGATGCATATTCAAGAAGCTGTTGCCTGTGGATGTTTTCCAATTTTACCTGCTATAGGTCCTCATACAGAATTTATTCCAGAAGATGCAGGACTTCGTATAGCAGTTAATAAACAAATGATAGATATTTCAAATTCAGAATATTTCGCTCTTAAACCTGGAGATGCGACTACATTAATGAGTTCTCATACATTTGTCAATGAACCAGTAACAGAAAGTTTAAAAAGTCAAATGCAAAATATATATCATCACCATGAAAAAGATAAAATTATTAAAGAAATTAAACATATTAAATTAGAAAATACATGGAATAACGTTGCATATCAATATGAGGAGGTAATTAAAAATGTCACAGATAGTAAAGGGGTACAAAGATTCTCTTGAGGATAAGATTCTGAGAGATTTTCATTTTCATGCACCGGAAATAAATAAAGAAGTAAAAGGAGAATTACCTACACTTACAAATAAAGCAAAAATATTTATTGAAACTAATTTTGAAAAACAAGATTCATTCTTTCGTTTCGGAGTATCAGGCGGTGGTTGTTCCGGTTTTAATTATTTAATGGATGAAGATACAGAACTAACAAAAGATGATGTGACGTTTTGTGAATCACCAAAAGCAGTTATTGATACAACAAGTCTTAAATATCTTTACGGCTCAACTATTGATGTTAGCGATCAAGGATTTGGAAAATCATTAATAGTAGAGAACCCTGGTGCAAAACAAAGTTGTGGATGTGGAACTAGCTTTAGTTTTGATTTGGATTTATGAAATGGCAACTTTTAACTGGATTATTAATGAAAGTAAACTTCCTTGGCTAAAGCTGGATATTGAATTTCCATATCAAGAAATGTTAAAAGAAGCACAAGATTTAAAAAATGAGTTTGTACCTCATAGAGCAGAAGATCAAATTGCTGGATATAAACATAAAGGATGGGCTAGTTTATGCCTTCATGGAATATCTGAATCTAGTACTAATCATTATACATCTTATGGGTATAAATCAAATAAAGAAACTCCGTATAAATGGACAGATATAGCATCTCAGTGTCCCTATACATATAATTTTTTAAAAAATATATACCCATGTAATATTTATTATAGAGTAAGATTTATGTTATTAGAGCCAGGAGGTTTTATAGTCCCACATACTGATATGAATGAACATAAATTATCTCCAGTAAATATAGCCCTTAACCATCCAAAAAATTGTATTATGAAAATGGCGTATCATGGAACAGTTCCTTTTAAGGAGGGAACAGCATTTATATTAGATGTAGGAAATACACATGCATATTATAACAAAAGTAATGAAGGTCGTTATCATATAATAATTCATGGAAATTATCAGACTAATAAAAAATGGAAACAATTAATTGAAGATAGCTACGAGAAAAATGGGAATAAATAAAAATTATATTGTTGGTATTTTAAATGATTCTGCTGTTATTCCTAATGCAACCGCCGCACAAAAATCTAAAGAATTAACAGAATTTTTTACTCGATTTAAATATTTTGGAAAAATTTTAACAGGTACATCTGTAAATGGAATACTTGATAAAGCATTAAAAGAAAATGTTAAATATTGTATTGTTCAATGTATAGGCCATTTAATAAAAGAAGCTCAATTTTTTGAGCTACTTGAAAAATGGATGGAAACTCATACTTTTTTTATAACAGGGCATATAATGGATAAACAAAATCCTAATACTGCTCATCCAGAAGGAAAAGGATATTATGGATTACATAAACAATGTTTATTAGTTAATTTAGATTATTATAAAAAATTTGATAAACCTGTTTATGGTATAAAAAATAACGAAAAAACTATTTTAGCAAATGCAAAAAGACATGTTCATGATATTCATGATGATTATACTCCATTATCTTTAAAACCAACTGAAGAAACAGTATCATGTACTCCTTTAGTAGATGGGTGGAATTTTATTAATACAAGTTTAGCAAATGGATTAACAGTTTATAATTTTCATCCTAAAATTAGAGAACAAAAACAATATGTATATCCTAATAAAAGTGCTGTAGAATTACAACGACAACTTTCTTGGATTAATAATATTATAAGTTATGCACCTACTTGTGTATTTTTTTGGAATACAGAAGCATATAAAGAATTAAAATATATTAAATTAGATAAACCAATTGATAAATTATATTCTGTAGCAGCTGCATTTAAACCTAATTTTATTTTAAATTATTTTGATTTTAATGAAGATACAGAAATTATTTTTTATGATTATAGTAAGTCAGCGTTAGCTTTTAAAAAATTACTTTTAACTCATTGGGATGGTACTAATTACCCTGAATTTTTAAAATGGGCCAAAAGTAAATATCAAATAAATGAAACAGTAGGCAGACAAACAGAAAATGAGACTTATGAATTTTTATGGAAACAAGAGATCGCAAGATGGGGTTCTGAAGAAAATTTAAAAAATCATTGGGACAAATATAAAAAATTAAAACATCATTATATTTATTGTGATATTTGTGAAGATCCAAGCAAATTAACTTCTATAATCACTAATAGTAAAACAGAAGTAATTTGGTGGAGTAATGCCTTTCATACTGTTAATGCTCATTATTTGAGAGGTTTACAAGGCGCGCAAAGTTGCTATAATAAATGGTTATCCCAAATAGAAGATAAAAATAAAAATATATATATTATGGGTAAAGATTATTTAAATCGTCCAGTAGAAGGCGGTACTTTAAAGGAGTATTTACATGGAAATACATGATAATGAACTTAAGAAAATAGATACAATTCCACTTTTATTAGTAGAATTACAGGCAAAAAATATGACTCATTTAGCTGATGAATATATTCATAGGTGGGAAAAAATCAAAAAGATCCCTCAAAAAGCTAAAGTTCAACCAAAAAAGAAAAGGAGTATGTTTAAGCGATGAAAATAAGTAATGATAAATTAGCATTGTTTAAAAATAAAGCAGAACTTGAAAATTACCTAAAAATTAATGGTATTTCAGGTAGTGCTGCAAGTGATCATCTTGCAACATGGGAAAAAGTTAAGTCAAAACGAGCTGTTCCTAAAGCAAAGAAAAAAACAACGATGGTTGTTACTGAAACGGATAAATCTGTAGAAATTAAATAATGGATATCGACTTTGGAACGGCATTTCATAAAAATAATGGAAATGCCGTTAAAGTTACTGTCAATGAATTTAGAGAAAATTTATATTTGCATATAAGAGAATATGCTATGGATGGTGATACGGGACAATGGTTCCCGACAAAAAGTGGATTAGCCTTACCTGCAGATGAGGTATGTTCTTTATTACCTTTATTAGAAAATGCTGCTGAAATAGTAAGTAAAAGATTTAAATACTCTGCTCAATTAGAATTTAATTTTGGAGAAATAAATGACAGTTAAAGCTTGGAGTGATGAACAGGAAAATGAATTAATATCATTATATACTGTTTCATCCAAAAAAGATGTACATGAACTTGCCAAACACTTCGAAAAAGGGTATCGTAGTGTTATAAGTAAACTTGTACAATTAAAAATATATGAAAAACCAGAAATAGGTGGTGAAGATAAAGGTTTAACTGTAAAAGTTATGCTTAGAGAATTAGAAGAAATTCTTAATATTACTATTGAAGGTACTAATCTAAATAAAAAAGAAAATTTATCAAAATTACTAGATGCAATTAAACGGAGGGTTTAATGAGTAATAATCTAAGTACTGATCCATCAGATAGACAATCAAATGAAAGTTGGGATCAATATGTAGTTCGTAAAAATTCTATTGCAAAACAAGATTTTGCAGAACCTACTAGAGAGCAAAAACAAAAATCGGATAGACAACCAAATGAAAGTTGGGATCAATATGTAGTTCGTAAAATGAGAGAAGAAAGAGAAGGTAAGGTGTATCCTGCTAGAGAAGATGTCCCTGCAGAATTATGGGGTAAACCTATATATGAGTCACCAGATAAAGGAAAAACAATATATAAAAGATTATCTGGTGCTCCTGTTTCTGAAAGAGAATTAGTAAAACCTGATATGGTTAATCATCCTCCTCATTACAATAAAGGAATCGAAACTATTAAATATATTAAATCTTGGGATATGTCTTATGCACAAGGAAATGTCATTAAATATACTACTCGTTATAACGTAAAACATACAAATAAAAAATCACAATTAGAAGATTTACAAAAAGCACTATGGTATTTAAAAGATCTGATTAAAGAACTTGATGAATGAGCAATGAAGTCATTTTTTTAAGTGATATCTCAAATCAAACAAAAGAAACTTATGCTGCAAGATATGCAGGAACTTATGTTCTAAAATCTCAATTAATTAATGCCGGATATAAAACAATAGTACTTGATTGGTTTAGATTTCTAGAAGATAATAAAAAATTTTTTAGTTATTTTGAAAAATTAATTGATGAAAATACATTATGTGTTGGTATTTCTACTACTTTTTTATATCCATCTTTTCAAAATAAAAAACTTTCTGATGCTAGTGGTTTTTCAAACCAATCGACAATAACTAAAATTGATAAATTAACTACTGCAGCTTACTCTTTATTTTTATGGGAATATACTAATGAAAAATTAAGAGAGTGGTTTAGTAATCTTCGTCTAATTTTAGACAAATATAATCCTAAAGCTAAAATTATACTTGGAGGAGCTAGAACTACAAGAATATTACAAATGAGTCATATAGCTCCTGATAATTATGCTATTAAAGATTATTGTGATTATGTATTGTGTGGAATGGCTGATAATGCAATTATTGCATTAATAAATAAAATAAAAAATGAAGAAAATATAATTCCTTCAATAACTAGAAATGGAATTAATTTTATTCTTTGTGATCGAGATGAGTGGAAATCTGACAATAAAAAAGTTCCTCATAATTTTTTTACAAAAGAAGATTGTTTTTTACCACATAATTGGGCACCATTAGAAGTAAGTAGAGGATGTGGTTTTAATTGTAAATATTGTTATTATGAAACAAGATATTCTTCTAAAAGATGTATTAACTCATTAAAAGAAGAACTTATAAAAAATTATAATGATTTTGGCATACAAGGATACAATTTAACTTCTGATTGTTTTAATGATAATCGTAAATGGGTAGGTGAATGGGCAGAAATGGTAGCAAAACTACCATTTAAAATTGAATGGGCAAGTTATGTTAGAATTGATCCTTTTCATAAATATATGGATTTAATGGATGAAATGTTAGGATCAGGATATAGAGCTGGTTTTTATGGTATTGAGACTCTATGTCACGAAGCAGGTAAATTTGCAGGAAAAGGATTAGATCCTGAAAGAGTAAAAGAACTTTTACAGATTTTAAAAAATAAAGGCGGAAATGAAATATGGACAACGGCATATTTTATTATTGGATTACCTAAAGAAACAAAAGAAAGTTTAGATAATTCGTTAGAATGGTTATTACAACAAAAAATTATTGATGAAATACAAACATCTATTTTAGATGTTGGCCCTTTTATTGAAGAACTTTCGGGGGTAGTAGACTTTTCAGATCATTCTCGATATCCTGAGAAATTTGGATTTACAAAATTAGAATTCACTCCAAAATTTTATTGGGAACATGACACTATGAATCTAGACGAATGTTTTGTAATTCAAGAAAAATGGAAAAAAGCCTTTAAAAATCATTCTTTTACTAGGTTTGGAGGAAGTGCTCACGGAGAATATGCCAGAATAAGAGATCTTGGTTTAGAACATAAAGAAAGTGTAGCTTTTATGAAAACTAAATTTTTAACTGGTAAAAAATTAATAAATCTAAACCATGAACGAAAAAAAGAATTTAAAAACTATGTAGTAAATTTAAGTAGAAAAAATGTAGAAAATTATTATAAACGATTTATAGAAATTAATAAAGTTGAGTTTAAAAAGAAGAATCTCTGTTAAAAAATGTTTGGACATTTCCTTTCAATTATGCTATTATATATTTAATAGAGGATTTAAACATGAATTACACCCAGCTAAAGAACTACGTTCTTGAGCATTCCCATAAATATTATGACTTATCTACGCCGCGCATCTCCGATGCAGAGTGGGATCAAGTTTATGAAAAGCTTGAAAAAATTGAAAAAGCGCAAGGATGGCGAGATTCTGATTCGCCAACACTAAAAGTTGGTGGAGCTGCTGGTAAAGTACGTCACCCTTATACTCTTTATTCCCTAAGAAAAGTCTATGAAAAATCGGAAATTGAATCTTTCATGGATGTGCGTACGCCCAAAATTGATGGGACTAACCTTACACTTATTTATAAAAATGGAAAACTTCATTTAGCTCTTACTCGAGGTAATGGGGATAGAGGCGATGACGTTACCGCACTCGCACATGAAATTCAAAATATTCCGAAAAAAATATCTACAGACCATGCGCAAGTTGTCATAAATGGCGAATGTGTTACTCACAACGATGTTGATAATTTTCGCAATTATGTAAGCGGTGCGCTAGGGCTAAAATCTCCTAAAGAATTTAAAGAAAGAAATATTCAATTTATTGCTCATGATATCCTATCATGGAAAATGAATTATCTAAAAAAGATAGATGTTCTAAAAAATATGGAATTCTTTACAGTATTACACGATGAAGCATGGGAATATCCCTGCGACGGAGTCGTTTATCGTTGTGATGATTGGAAAAAATGTGATCATTTAGGATATACTTCTAAATATCCACGATTTGCAGTTGCGCTAAAAACCAGGGAGGAAACAACTGCTGAAACTATACTTAAAGATGTATTATGGACAGTAGGTAGAACAGGACAGGTATCTCCAACAGGTGTTGTTGATCCTGTTATATTAGATGATGCTACAATTACGCGTGTTACTCTACATAATATTGAGCAGATACAGAATCATAAATTAGGCTTAGGTGATAGAATTGAAATTGAGAGAGCTGGAGGAGTTATACCTAAATTCCTACGAGTTCTTGAACATTCTTCGCACGGATTAAAAATAACTAAAGAACATGCAGAAACAACTCTTGGTTATAAACTAAAAAGAAATGGCCCTAAGTTATTCTCCGATACAGTTAATGCATCTAAAGTAGTTGAACATTTTATTAAGACATTGGAGATAAAAGGGCTTGGTCCTGCATCAATTAAGAAAATGGGATTTGTACATCCTGCTGATCTATTCGATAACCCTAATTGGGATATACTAGGAGCAAATGGTGCTAAAGTAGCCGAGGAAATAGAACGTGCTAAAACTAAACCATACTCATTAGTTCTAGCATCATTTGGGATACATACCGTAGGCAAACGTGCTGCTAAATTAATAGTATCACATATTCCAGAGTTTAGAAATCTAAGAGATATTGGATATGAGGATATTAAAGGCGTTGGTCCTGTTATGGTACAAAGCGTAATAACATGGCTTGAAGAAAATGAAGATTGGGTTTATGATCTTCCATTACAGCTATCAGAAGAAATTACAACAGATGATATTGCAAAAATACCAGTACGAAAAGTCTGTATTACAGGTAAATTAAATATGACACGATCAGAACTTGCATCACATCTGGAAAACTATAATTTTAAAGTAACCTCAACGGTTACTAAAGATTGCTATGCATTGATAACTGCCGGTGATAATAGTAGTTCCAAATACAAAAAAGCTAATCAACAAGGAACTACCATTATAGATTACTGGCAAAATAGTGAAAGTGTGTTAAACGGAAATTTTTAGTTTATTTTAAATGAACCAAAACACAAGAATCTGTAAAATTAATCTTGCTTTAAATACATTTTTCTCTTATAATCATTACATAGTCAAGAAGACAATAACTTCTTGAACAAACTTCAAAATTCAACGAGGGGATTTGATACAATGAGTAAGTTTGAATACACTGATGAAATGGTTTCCACTATGCACGACGCTGCTGGTGGAGGCGTTACTGAAGAAGTTATTGAAAACCTTATGGATGATTTCGATTTTCCAAGGCGTTCAGTAACGGCTAAGCTTCGTAAGCTTGGATATGATGTGCCCAAAAAGCCGGGTGCAGCTCCGGTATTTTCGGCGGAAGAGACAGCCAGTCTTTCTGATTATTTGTCAGAAAATTCTGGTGTTCATACCGCAGAAGAAATTGCTGCAAGTTTTGCCAACGGTAAATTTACCGCTCGTCAAATTAATGGGAAAGCTCTTTCACTTGAAATGACTTCTCACGTTAAACCGGCAGAAAAGAAAGTTACACCGCGTACCTATAGTGAAGAGCAAGAAACTCTGATCGAAGACATGGTTAATGATGATGCTTATCTGGAAGAAATTGCAGATGCCGTAGATCGTTCTGTTAATTCAGTTCGAGGAAAACTTTTAAGCATGGGCTTAAAGGCTCCACAACGAGATAAAAAGACCTCCAAGTCTGATCCTTATGAGGGGATTGAGGATCTGCTTGATCAAACTGTTGAAGAGATTGCTGATCATTTTGACAAGACCGTGCGCGGGGTCAAGACGGTTCTTACACGTCGTGGTCTAGCTTGTGCTGATTATACCCCTAAATCCGTTGCTGAGTAATCAGTTTTAAATTAAAGGGGAAAGGGGATAGCTTTGGCTATCCCTTTTTTTATTACAATGCCAGATGATACATTTGCACTATCAGAATTTCCAAATGAAAGTTTAGATTATGTATTAGGAATGCCTCTTGCAGTTAAACGAGAATATTTTCATAAACTTATAGAAAGTTTTTATCCAAAAACTTTAAAAACAGGATCAGAATACGAAAACTTACTTGAAAGTTATATATCAAGTTTTTATACTGAAAAACTTTATAGATCAAATAGATTTTTTAATGAAAAATTTACGATAATATATACTCATACAGGAATAATTAGGAATATAGTAAATGACTTATACTTTACAGATGACGAGCTGATCACACATTAATAATCTTAACTTGCATACCGGTCTTTTATTTGTTATACTTAAAAAGTTGAATAAATAAGGTAAATATGTAATGGTAAAGAAAATTTCTACTATTCCCGAATCAAAAATTCGTCAAGCTATTTGGATGCTGAAAAAAGGCAAAACCAAAAAACTTATCTGTGAGCATCTTGGTATTAGTTATAGTCCTAAAAGACTAGATGCTGTTATTGATGATTTTCATAAACGAATTGAACGTGAAAAAGAACTTAAAGCAAAAGCACGATTTAAAAAATTCTCTGAAACAGAAAAGAAATCTATGACAGATGACTATCTTAATGGAGATGGGCTTACTGTTATTGCACAAAGAAATTTTATATCACCACAAAGAGTTAAAAAGTTTTTAATGGAATTAAATGTCCCATTAAGAGGTCGTGGCAAAAAGTCAAAAGCTAAAGTTGATCATATTGTTCAAGATTTAGAAGTAAAATTTAAAGTAGGTGATAAGGTACTAATCGCTAAAAATAGTCAATTTGCTAATGTAAAAGAAGTATTTGATGAAGATTGGGTTGAAGAACATCGTAACCCTACTCGTCGTCGATATGTAGAATTACACGCAATAAAAGCAGCACGTAAAAAGTATGGAGAAGATTACGAAGGTAAAGAAGATATACATTGGCAAATTTATTGGCAATATGAAAACGGTATTGAATGGAAAGAATCATCAATAAAATATCGTATTCATCAAATTGAATCAATACTTGAAGAGACAGGAAGAGAATCTTATAGGTTATTTACAGAAGGCGATAACGGACGATTTTTAGAGGAACATAGAAACAACTTATACCCAGTGATGGCAGATGGCAATTGATTTACAAAAACTAACTTTGCGTCGTTTATTAGATACGCAAAGCAATGATTTATATTCTAAATTACTTAATCAATACTTTACAGGTATTAATCAAGTTCTTTTTAATAAAATAAAAAGTTTTTATAAAGCACATATGCGTCTACCTTCTACAGACGAAATAATAGCTCTTAGAAAAGATATAGGATTACAAGAACATATAGAAAATCAAATTGTAAGCGATGAAAATAATAACGATACTATAGCTGATGAATTTCTTATAGCACAATTACAAGATTTTTATATTCGAGATGAAACTATTTTCTTTTTAGATAAGTTTATAGATAATCTTGATGATTATGAAAAAATAGAAATTGTAGATCAATTTCAAAATCATTTATTAAGACTTAATCAAGCTATTCCACATGATGATGAATTATATGATGTTGCTGAATTAGAATTTTTTCCATCAGAAGATGATTTTAAAATTTATCCAAGCGGATTAAGTGCTGAATTTGATAATGTTAATGGTGGTTTTGCCACACAAGAATTAGTTTTATTAGGAGGAAGACGTGGTTCAGGCAAGTCTATAATTTCTCTTAACCTTGCTTTAAATAGATTTTTTCAAGGTAATACTGTAGCATTTTTTACAATCGAAATGCGATATAAAGAAGTTTATGATCGTGTTCTTAGTATTATTTCTGGGGTTCCTTTTCTTGATATATTTCGTAATCAACTAAACAGTAATCAAAAAATTCAAATGGCTAAAGCTAAAATACAAACTTTTTATAAACCTAATGATATTTTAGAAAATATGTTAGGAGAATTAGAACAAAAGAAAAATTTTAAAAAGTTTGAACAACGTATTAAAATAGAAAAACCTGAATTTAAGGATAATCGTCTTTTTATGATTGATGATGAATCTCTTACAATTAATAGAATAGATCATTATTGTAATATGTTTACATCTAAATATCCTAAATTTAATATGGGAGTTGTAGATTATATTAATATTGTTAAACATGATGATCAAAAAGATTGGAAAACACAAATTATAATTGCAGAAGCATTAAAAGGAATGAGTAGAAAATATGATCTTACATTAGTATCTCCATATCAAATTGATGCAACAGGAGAAGCAAGATTCTCCAAAGGTATCTTAGATGCTGCTGATAGAAGTTTTAATTTCTTTCCCCCTCCTGAAGGAGATAACAGAGAGCTTGAAAATAAAATTACTATTCATACAACTAAAATGCGTAATGGTAAACATATGAGTTTCGATGTATTTATGGATTGGAGTTGTGTAAAAATTGATCCAACTCAATCAGCTTTAATTAATGAGAAACCCCATAGTGCTGTTAAATTCGGTACAGATAATGAAAATGAAAAATCAAGAGATGTATGATAAAGAAAGAATAAATCAAATTTTAACAGAAATGCAAGAAGCATTAGTAATTGCTGATAATTTTTCTGAACCCCTTAGTTCTCGACAAGCTATAAAAGAATATAAAAAAATATGGACATTATTTAGAAAAACTAGCGCAAACTTACTTGGATTAACAAATTTTTTATTGGATAATTCAGAAGAAAAAGAAAGATCGAGAGATGTATAAATATGAAGTTAAAACGTATCATTCAGGCAATAACTCATGGACTAATGTTATTCGCTGCAACAAGAGCATTTGCAGGGGAAACTGACACAATAGGTCGAGTCGATACGATAGAAGGTGCTGTATACATTATTCGGGACGGTGAAAAGATTGTTCTTAGTAAGGATGATCCTATCTTACAAGGTGATACAATTCTTACTGGTGAAGATGGTTCCATAGGTATTACATTCATTGATGAAACAGTATTCTCTCTTGGTGAAGATGGAGAGATGACCATTGATGAGATGGTCTATAATCCAGATGGACAAGAAGGTACATTTGCAGCCAATATGGTTAGTGGTGTATTCTCTTTCATATCTGGTGAAATTGCAAAGACTGATCCAGAAGGAATGTTAGTTAAAACTCCAGTGGGGGTTATTGGTATACGTGGAACTAAGGTCGCTGGTGTTGCAGCTGCAGAAGGTACAGAAAACAGTATATCACTATTACCAGAAATGGGTAGGGACGGTAAACCCATAATCGGTGAACTAGTTATGACCAACGCAAGTGGTTCAGTAGTGTTAAATCAAATAGGTGCAACAGTACAATTAACCAGTGCAACACAAGCTCCACCGCCTCCAGTAGTTCTCAGTAAACAGGATATTCAGAAAAGTTACGGTAAAACTCTAACCACATTATCGTCTACAGTGGTAGTGAAAGCGACTAATGATGCGGCCGCTGCAGAAGAAAAAGTTGCAGATGCGGAACAGGAAGTTGCAGTTGCAGAACAAGAGGCGGCAGATGCAAAGGAAGAGGCGGAAGAGGCAAAACAGATTGCAGAAGAGACAGGAGATGTAGAGGCGATTGCGGAAGCTGAAAAACTTGCAGAGGTTGCAGAAGAAAAATTACAAGAGGTAGAGGTTGCAAAGGAAGAAGTAGAGGTAGCAAAAGAGGTTGTTGTGGAAATAAAGGAAGTAGTTGAGATTGCGAAACAGGAATTTGAAGTCCAAAAAGAGGCATTTAAGGAGTTTGTTGTCGATGAAAAACCAGAGGAACAACCACAAGAACAAGAGAAACCAGAAGATGCGGAGAAGGGTGATGATGCCGATGCCCCTGATGAAGAAGGTGGAGAAGAAGGAGATGCCCCACAAGAAGTTGCACCAGAAGGCCCTATAGAGGGTGAGGGTGAAGAACTATTAGAAGAAGGAGAAGGGGAAGAACTATTAGAGGGTGAAGGTGAGAAACCACCAGAGGAAGTATTACTTGAAGAGGCCCCACCAGAAGGTGAAAAACCAGTAGAAGTAGTAGAAGGTGAAGGTGAGGATGCACCAGTAGAGGTAATAGAAGAAAAGGGCCCAGAGGTAGTAGAGGAAAAACCACCAGAAGTTATAGAAGAGAAACCTGTAGAGGTAGTAGAAGAGAAACCACCAGAACAGGTTGTAGAAGTTGTTCCCAAACCAGTTGTGGAAGTTCCCAAACCAGTTGTGGAAGTTCCCAAACCAGTTGTAGAATTTGTACCAGAACCTATTGTATTTGTTGCGCCACCACCAGAACCTATTATGGTGATTGCACAGATAGAACACTACGTAGAACCTGTAGTAGTACAAGAAGTATTTTATGAAGAACCAGAAAAACCAAGATTTTTTGCAATGGCCATGGCTGCACCCATTATTGTAGTTGAACCAGAACCTGAGCCCGAACCTGAACCAGAACCTGAACCTACAGTACAACCAAATCTTTTAGGAGTTGGTAGTACAGGCGATACTATAGACTCTACTCTTAATATAGGATACTATTCTATGTCAAATGGTCAAGGACTATCTAAACAAGTTGCTCCTATCGAGGATGCTGGTCACAATGCAATCAAAATGACCACTCTTTCGGAGACAGAACTTGCAACAGTGGACATACTCTGGGCGATTAATCCATCCAATGGTTCGTATGGAAATGAATATACAAATGCGATAGATCGTATAAAGGAACGTGTTGATGAAGGTATGGTTCTTGTTATCCATGACCGGCATGTAGGAAATGCAGAGAACATTCTTTTCGGAGAAGAGCCTGCAGAAATAATCAGAGGATTCACTAACAGTAGAAAAATTGATGTAGTAGATAAATCAACAGTAGTAGGAGAAGGGCCAGGAGGTTTCCTTACAGATACTTCAATAGATGGTGGGAATAGTTCTAATCATGGTTACACCAAAAAAGATACTCTTCCAGATGATTCTCTTGCATTACTTAATACAAGTGATGAAGATGAAATAGTCGATTTCGCATACAAATACGGAGAAGGTGCAGTTATTTATTCATCTATTCCTCTTGATTTCTATCTTGGTGGTTATATGCCTAATTTTAAAGACATATACGCACCAAATATACTACAATTTGCAGCATCACTTATTACAGACGGTTATAACACCATACAGGGTACAGAGTCTAGTGAAATCATCGCTGGTACTGCAAACAATGATACACTAGAAGGAAAAGACGGGAACGACACAATATTCGGATTGTTTGGTGACGATAAAATAGAAGGTGGAGAAGGCGCAGATACCTTATGGGGCGGTAGTGGTAGTGATACATATATATATTCCAATAAGGAAGATTCACCAGCTGGTAGCGGTGATATCATCAAAGATTATGAGCAAGATGAATCATTTGACATATCTGATATTACATCCATGTTCAATATTGTACCATCTTTTACAGGTTCTACAACACCAGAAGTCACATATAATTCCAATACTAAGTTACTACAAATAGACTTGGATGCAGACAGCGCTGCAGATATGGAAGTGACACTAGAGAATTATAGTGGTTCTTTTACTGAAGGAACATATGAAAATGGAATATTAGTATAAAAGAGATATATAATGGAATTAATTGAATTACTCAATAAAAAAGGAATACAATACAAAAAAACTAATAATCCATCAGAAATTCTTATTTCTTGTACATCTGGCTTACATGAAGATAAAAGCCCAAGCCTTAGTTATAATTTAGATAAAAATTTATTTCATTGTTGGAGTTGTAGTTTTGGAGGTGGATCATCAAAATTTTTAGAAAGTATAGGAGAAATAACTCGTTTACCTATTGAAAGTAAACAACCTTATAAAATACAAAAATTAAGAAATAAAATAAAACAAATTATTGAAATAGATGAAATACAAATTCCAAATGAACGTTTGATGTATAATGCAGACTTTAAAGGAATTAATGGTATTACAATGAAAGAATTTGAAGCATTTACAACTCAGCAGCTTCAACTACAAAATTATATTTGCATACCTGTATATCAATTTGGTAAACTTAAATTTATTGAAGGCAGAAAAATAGTAGAAAAAAATTTACAATCTAAATATTATCGTAAACCAACTAAAGCTAAAATATCTAATATACTATTTCCATTAGACAAAATAAAAAATACAAACTATTTAATTTTTGTTGAAGGAATATTTGATATGCTTAATATGTGGCAACTTGGTTATAAAAACACAGTATGTTTATTTGGTGCTTCTAATTTTAATAAAAATAAACTAGATATATTAGATAGAATTGGAACAACAAGAGTTGATATAATGATGGATCCTGATATTGCTGGTCAAATCGCATCTGAAAAAATTGCAAAATTATTAGATACTAGAAATATTTATTCAAGAATAATCAAAGTTCCAACAGGTAAAGATCCTGGAGAAATTACATTAAATGAAATAAAAGAGGTATTAAAATGACAGAGACAGTAGAAAATAATAGAGAAGCTGTACCACAATCTAAAGATGTACATTTCGATATTAAACAGCATCCTGCACTTAATGTAGGATCAGGTAAAATACCAGAATCAATGGTTACACAATTAAATGAATATTGTGATGAACTACAAGCAGATGAAAATTCAAAAACATATCAGAGTCAATTAGTAGGTGAAATTAAAAAAGGTAAACAACTTAAAATTGATGTAGATGAACCACGTTTTTGGCCTTTTAAAAAATTATTAAAAGATTCAACTAATATATATGTACATCATTTTTATCAAGCAGTAAATAAACAACCTAGTCCATATCATTTAGAGCTTAATGATGTATGGACAGTTCATCAATATGAATCAGATTATAATCCTTTACATGATCATGGTAGTGAATATTGGTCTGCTTTAGCTGGTTTTATACATTTAAAAGTACCGGACCAAATAAAAGGTAAAAAAATAGAACAAGAAGATTTGCATGGTGCAAAAGGTCTTATGGATGGTATAACAGCATTACATTGGGGCACAGTTTCTGGAAGAGATATTCCTACATTTAAATATCCTCAATGTGATTTTATTGTACCAGAACCCGGAGTATTTTATATATTTCCTATATGGTTAGATCATCTTGTATATCCATTTATAGGTGAAGGTGAAAGAAGAACTATTGCTTGGAATATAAATATTGTATGGGACGATGATTATATTAGAAATCCTATACCAAGTTCTGTAAAATTAAAAACTAGTGTTCAAGAAAGGACAACTAATGTCTGATGTTTGTTTTGTATTTGCAAGTACGGCAGAAAAAGAACCATCTAAAACAATAAAAAAATATTTTTCAGAAATTGCATTTGATATTAAATATCTATGTTCTAATAAAAAAGAAAAAATACTCAAAAAAGATATTGATTTAGATATGAAAGAATTAGATAGTTATAAACTTATTTGTCCTATTGGCGCAGAAAGTCTTAAATATACTGCAGGATATACAGGAGTACAAAAATATAATGGAGTTTTTATAGAGAAAAAATATCTTCCTATAATGCATCCTAATATGACAATATTTAAACCTCAATTAAATGATGATATTATTTCTGCTTTTTCTAAAATTAAACCAATATTAAGTGATCAAAATATAGGTAAAAATATAGAAAAAGATTATCAATTTATTGAAACTCAGGATCAACTTATAAAAGTTTATTCTGATTATGATAATGTTGATACTATTGTAGTTGATATTGAAACAACATCTCTTAGTCCGAGAAAAGGTGTTGTTATTGGGATCGCAATATCATCAAGAGAACATCAAGGGCATTTCATATCTTTAGAAGTTATAACTAATAACTTTGATTATTTCTTTGATCTTTTTGCTAATAAACGATGTGTATTTCATAATGCAAAATTTGATATGCAATTTTTAGAAGATTCTCTAGGATTTGTATTTGATCGTTGGGAAGATACAATGCTTCTTCATTATTGTTTAGAGGAAGCAGTAGGAACACATGGATTAAAAGCTTTAGCATTACGTTTTACTGATTTAGGCGATTACGAAAAAGAATTAGATGATTATAAAAAAACATTCGCTAGAAAAAATAAGATTAAATTAGCAGATTTTAATTATGGAATGCTTCCTATGGAAATCTTAGCACCCTATGCTTGTAAAGATGGTGATGCAACATTTCAACTTTATAATAAATTTAAACCTTTAGTAGATAAAAGTAAAGAATTTAATTCTCTATATAATACAATTCTTAAACCAGCTACAAAAGCTCTTAAAATATTAGAGAGAACTGGCGGTCCAATTGATTTAGAGCAGTTAGAAAAACTAGATAAAGAATATAAAATTGATATTGAAGAATGTATTGAGGAAATTAGTTACAGTCCTCATGTACAGAGATTTGAAAGAATTAACAATAAAACTTTCAATCCAAATAGTACAATGCAATTACGAAAGTTATTCTTTGAAATTATTGGATTAAAATCTAAAAAGAAAACAGCAACAGGAGCATTAAGTGTAGATAAAGAAGTATTACAAACTTTAAATCATCCTCTTGCTCAAGCTGTATTAGATTTGCGTGAAAAATCTAAATTATCTGGAACATATATTTCTAATATTGTAAATGGTATAGATAATGATGGTAGATTAAGAAGCGGTTTTAATATTCAAGGAACTACTTCTGGTCGTTTATCAAGTTCTGGTAATCTAAACTATCAAAATATTCCACGAGATAATAAAGATATTAAAAAATTATTTAAAGCACGGGATGGGTATAAAATTGTTCAATGTGATTTAGGAACAGCAGAAGTTTATTACGCAGCTATTTTAAGTAATGATTCTTTTCTTCAACAAGCATTTATTGATAAACTTGATTTTCATTCTTATGTAGCAAAACAAATGTTTAATTTAGTTTGCGAAGTATCAGATGTTAAAAAATATTACCCAAATGAACGACAATATGCAAAAGCTATTACATTTGGTATAATGTATCAGGCAGGTCCAGCAAAAATTGCAGAAACAGTTAATAAAGATGCTGCTGCAGGTGAAGAAATTACTAGAGCACAATCTTCTCAATTTATTAATAAATATTTTAGAGAGGCTAAAGCATTGAAAAAATTTATTGATGATTCTAATAAATACATTGAAAATAATGCTTTTATTTATTCTCATTTCGGTAGAAAACGCCGTTTACCAGAATCTAAATCTCCAAATAAAGGAGTTGCCTCTCATGCAATTAGATCTGGTGTTAATTTCTTAATTCAAAGTGTTGCTTCAGATATTAATTTACTTGGTGTTATTGATCTTATTAATTGGGTACAAGATAATCGTTATGAAGATGATATTTTAACTTTTACTGTAGTTCATGATTCAATTGTTAGTGAAGTAAGAGAAAATTTAATTGATGTTTATATTGAAAATGCAAGACGTTGTATTCAAAAAGATCGTGGTTTATCAATCCCTAATTGTCCAATAAAAGTAGATTTTGAAATTGGTTCAAGTTGGGGTGAATTAAATGAGTACAAATAAATTTTCAAGAATAGCTTTTCCTTTCTTTGGATTACTAGTAAAACCGTATGAAGTTAGTATTACATTTAATAAAATTCAAATTAGACGTAAACGATTTTCTCAATTTGAAACTCTTGATGATAAAAAATTAAAAGGTGATTATTTTGCTCGTTTAATGCAATTAAATAAACGAGGAAACTTTAATATAACTTGTAAAAATGTACAAGAATGTCTTATTTCTAAAGTAGTATGGGGATTAGATAAAAACGCAATTATTCATGATCTTACTATGAAAAACACTTTTCCTGCTGAGAATAAAAAAATAATAAAAATAAAAGATAATTTAGTATGGTTAGAAAAAATTGCATATCCTTTTAAAATAAATACTAATCAAGTTTTAGTTATAGATGATATACTTTATGGTAGAGTAATTTATATAAATAATGAATGGTTTTTAAAAGAATTTACTATGGAACCCGTAAAAAGAAATTATGAACGATTATGAAAATTGTAGTATTTCAAAATTTTGTAGGTTTAGGACATCTTGGTGCTAAGTACAATACTAAAATAGATAATAGAGATAATCTTTTTATTTTATCTAAATGTATGAAGTCGGTTAAAAATTGGTGTAAGAAAAAAGGGTATGAATATATTTTAAACACTAAAAACTTAGAATGGGATTATTGTGCAAAAAGAAAACAACAACTTGGACATGTAGATAAAGGAATGGATTTATGTCATCAAAGACATGAATTACTGTTAAATATTAACGCTGATTATATAATAAATCTTGATAATGATATATGGATATACAAAGATTTTGAATTACCTAAAATTGAAAATATAGGATTATGCTTATTTAAAGGTGTTTATACAGAATCCTTTCGTTATCCACAAACAGGAGTACAATTTATTAATGGAACTGCAAATAAACATTATAATACTTCAGTACTTAGTACTATAAAAAATAATGATTGGGATGAAAATATAGATATATCTAATATAGATTGGAGATCAGAAGCAATTCCTAGTATATGGGATGGAACAAATCATACATATAAATATTGTTGTCAATATCCAGAAAAAATTACTTGGTTAGATTTTAAATATAATTGTATTCCTCATTTAAATAAATGGAGTGGAAGATATCCATACAACTATACTGAAGAAGAAATAAAAAATTCTTATCTAATTCATTTATGGGGATCAGTTAAAATGCATAATTTTAAGAAATTACCTTTAAATATGCAAGAAGAATTTAATAACATATGAAAGTAGTAGTATTACAATCATTTGTTGGAAAAGGATATGTAGATAATTGGAATTTAGATTCTAAAAATAGTACTTTTGAAGTCAACCAAACACAACAATTATTATTTAAATGTATGAAGTCAGTTAAAAATTGGTGTAAGAAAAAAGGGTATGAATATATTTTAAATAGAAAAGATTTAAAATGGGATTATTTTAATTCTGGATTTAAAAAAATTGGTTTTATCTATACAGATGATGATAGAGAAAAAGATTTATCCTCACAAATTCATGAAATATGTTTAAAAATTAATGATGCAGATTATATAATATTACTTCATAATGATATATGGGTATATAGAGATTTTGAATTACCTAAAATTAAAAATATAGGATTATGTATAAATCTAAATACAATTATGAAAGGATTTCGATCTAGAAGTCCCGGTCATACAGAATATATAAGAAAAATAATACATGGTAATATTCATTATCCACAGACAGGAGTACAATTTATTAATGGAACTGCTAATAAACATTATAATGAATGGATAGTTAATAGTATTAAAAGTGATAATTGGCCTATTTTCTGGTCTAAACTTAATCAACCTTTTGTATATGAATATAGTCGTCAATATCCAGAAAAAATTACTTGGTTAGACTCTAGATATAATTCTATACCTGGCAAATATACAATGAAAAATGCATCTTGTCCAATAGAAGATAAAGAAACAGATAATCAAATGAGAAATTCTTATTTAATTCATTTTGCTGGTACTCATAAATATGTTGG